AAAATGAGGCCCGTGGTACACTGATTTTGTGGTAGGTGCGCGGACAAGGTTCACAGCCCCCGCAACTGCATCGGCCCATCGGCCCCCCGTAAGGGACAAGGCGGCGAACGACAGCCTGATCGTCGTGGACTGACTTCTCATCTTTTACGGAGGGCACGATGCCCGATAACATCACCGTAGCCAGCGTCCAGACCTACCGGGCCAACGTTGAGCTGCTTCTGCAACAAAAGGACTCCCGCCTCGCCGACAAGGTGACGGTGGGCTCGTACGTCGGCAAGGCCGCCAGCGTCATCGAGCAGTTCGGCGAAGCCACCGCGGTCGCGAAGACCAGCCGGCACTCGAACACCCCGCTTCTGGACATCAGCCAGGACAAGCGGTGGGTCTTCCCCGCCGACTACGAATGGGCCTCGCTGATCGACTCGCAGGACAAGCTGCGCATGATCATCGACCCGACCAGCCCGTACGCGGCGGCCGGCGCAGCGGCGATGAATCGCGTCAAGGACGACATCATCCTGGCCGCGATCTTCGGCACGAACTACACCGGCGAGAACGGCACCACGACCGAATCGTTCGGCACCCTGGGCTCGGGCACCTACGACGTCGGCGTGAACACCGGCGGCACGGCCTCGGCGCTCAACGTGGCGAAGCTCCAGGCCGGCGTCCGAATCCTGATGACCGCCAACAAGGGCGAGCTGATGGAGCCGGTCTACGGCGCGATCTCCAGCTACGAGCACGACGCGCTGCTGAAGGAAGTCCAGGTCGCCAACAAGGACTACGGCAACAGCGCGGTCCTGGTCGACGGGCGCGTCAAGCGGTTCATGGGGATCGACTTCACGATCACCGAGCGCCTGACCATCACGTCGGGCAACCGCCTGGTCCCGCTGTGGCTCAAGAGCGGCATGCACTTGGGCATGTGGAACGACATGCAGGTCGAGATCGGGCCGCGGCCGGACAAGAGCTACGCCACGCAGGTCTACCTCTGCATGACGCTCGGCGCTTCGCGGACGCAGCTCGGCAAACAGGTCCGCATCCAGTGCGACGACCAGATCTAACCGGAGACTGACACATGGCACTCGTTTCCAGCTCGCAAGTAGTGACCGACCAGAGCGCGGTCCCGGTCGTCCCCGTCAACGCCCAGGAGAAGGGCGCACCCATCCGGGTCGCCCACGGCTACCTGGCGGCGGCGTCCTTCACCGGCGGCACCGCCGGCCAGTGGTACACGTTCGTCCGTATCCCGGCCCGCGCGCAGATCGTCGACATCAAGCTCACCGGCGCGACCACGACCAGCGGTGCTGTCAAGTGCGGTCTGTACCGCCCGGACGGCATCGCGATCGACGACGACGTGTTCGCGACGAACTACGACATGGCCGCCGAAAAGGATGGCACGTCGATTCTCGTGACGCCGACGGCGCTTGAGCGGACGCAGACCATCGCGACCGCGTACGCCACCGCCATCAGCACGGCGGGGGCTCGTGGCGACACCGAAGTCGACATTGCGCTGACGATCGTGACGGCCCTCGGGTCCGGCGTGAACCACGCGATGCACGTCCACTACACCCTCCCCGAGTAATCGGGCTGCGGCTCCCGGGCGCTCACAAGGCGCTCGGGGGCCAGCTTTTTCGGAGGACGTAACGCATGGCAAACGAAGCAACGGTTTTTTCCCTCACGACGACCGAGATGGCGACGAGCGTTGCCGGAACGGCCGGCGGCAAGGACGTCGATGTCGCCACCGCGAACGCCGCGGCAGTGCCGGCCAGCATCGACATCGGCCTGTACTACCTGAAGGCCGCGTACGAGAGCGGCAGCGGCAAGAGCAAGCTGCTCCAGCACATCGAGAAGCTCAAGGCCAAGATCATCGAATCCGCGTGGCCGCCGATCTAACCGGGAGGTAGCGTGTCCAAGTTCCTTCGCCTCCGCAGCACCGTTGCCCGCCCGGCCGACAACACGGCATATCAGGCTGGCGACGAGATCAGCAACCACGCGACCGCCGGCTCGGTGGTTCGCCCGACGTTCAATCTGTCGGGCTACCATCAGGGGCGCATCCGAAACGTCGGGCTCGACCTGACGGCAGCAGCGGGCAACGTAGTCACGACGGCCTCGGACTTCGAACTCCTGATCTTCAAGACGGCTGACGTGCCGGCCGCGGTCGGCGACAACGTGACGCACCCCTTGACGGCGGTGCAGCGCGCGGCAGCGGTGGCGATCTTCCGGTTCGATGACACCGGCTGGACGGGGCCGCTCGGCACCGTGGCCGCCGGCACGTCGCAGTACCAGGAGGTCATGCCGCACTTGGTTCAGCCCCTGGCGACGAACGTGCTGCAAGCGCCGTGGTATCCGGGCTTCCTGTTCAACTTCGACGGCGCGGGGCTCGCGTCGGGATACGAGTTCACGGCGGTTCTTCGCGCGCTAGCGGCCTGGACGCCCACTAACGTCGTCAACACGTTCGGCATCACCCTCGGCATCGAAGTGGATTGACCGATGGCGACAAGCAACGTCGCCATCGCGAACGGCGCGCTCCAGCGCCTCGGCACGAAGCGCATCGAGTCGCTGACGCAGGACGCGCCGAACGCCCGTTCGATGAACGCGGCCTTCGAGCGCGTCCGCAAGCGCCTGCTGCGCCGTTACGACTGGAGCTTCGCCATCGCGCGGGCGTCGATCGCCGCGGACTCCGACGGCCCGACCTGGGGCGACTGGAACCGCTACAGCCTGCCCAACGACTTCATCCGGCTCATTCGCGATGACGAGTCGGGGCAGGAGGTCGACTGGAAGATCGAAGGGCAGTACATCCTGTCGGGCGATGCCTCGCCGCTGGAAATCCGCTACATCGCCGACATCACCGACCCGAACTCGTTCGACACGCTGTTCATTGAGGCTTTCGAGTGCAAGCTGGCGCTCGAGTGCTGCGAGGAAATCACCGGCAGCACGGCGAAGCGGTCCGGCGTGCAGGCCGACTACGACGATGCGATCGCGGAAGCGAAGCGCATGGGCGCCATTGAAAAGGGCGCGCAGGAGTTCCCTGAAGATGAATGGCTCCGGGCTCGTCGATGACGTATCGAGGCGCGGCTAGGACCATTGACGGGACGCCGTGCAAACGATGCGGCGGCACGCTGCGCTACGCCAGCAGCCGGGCGTGCGTCCCGTGCGACCGCCTGCGCAAGAAGATTCCGTTGACGCCGGAGCAGAAACGCGAAAAAGCCAAGAAGCTGCGCGCTTGGAAAGACAAGAACCGAGAAAGATACCTTGCGCACCGGCGCACCAGTCGCTACAAGATATACGGCTTGGACGAGCGAGGCTTCGGCGCGCTACTTAAAGCGCAAGGCGGAAAGTGCCCCGGCTGCGAGCGCGAGTTGCGCGAGGATAAGTCGACAAACATTGACCACGACCACGCGACCGGAAAGGTGCGCGGGCTGCTGTGCATGAGTTGCAACATCGCGCTGGGAATGGCGAGAGACTCAGTGGAGACTCTCCTTCGGCTCGGGGTATATCTGGAGAAGCACGGTGGGTAGGGCATCAACGATACAGAACGCCTTCAACGCTGGCGAGATGTCGGCGCTCATGCTGGGTCGTCAGGACGTGGCGAAGTACGCCGCGGGCATGTTCGTGTGCCTCAACGGCATACCGCTCGTGCAAGGCGGCTGGACGCGGCGCCCGGGCACGGCCTATCTGCATCAGACGAAGTACCACGACCGCGAGTGCCGGCTGCTGCCGTTCCAGTATTCGGTCCAGCAGACCTACGTGCTGGAGTTCGGCCACCAGTACATTCGGTTCTTCACCGAGCACGGGATCCTGACGCGCACGGCGCAAAACATTACCGGGATCACGAAGGCAAACCCGGCCGTCGTCGCGTACTCGGGCTCGGACACGTATGCCAATGGCGACCGCGTGCTCATCACCGGCGTCGTCGGCATGACGCAAGTGAACAACCGCGAGTTCGTCGTCACGAACGTCAACACCGGGGCGAACACCTTCGAGCTGTACGACTCCGATGGCCTGGCCGTCAACAGCTCCGCGTACGGCACCTGGTCATCCGGCGGCACGGTGGCCGAGATTTTCGAAGTCACGACGACGTTCGACGAGACGGACATCCCCGACGTGCGCGTCACGCAGTCGGCCGACGTGCTCTATATCACGCACCCGGACTTCCCGCCGCAGCAACTCGTGCGGGTGTCCGCTGTGTCGTGGACGCTCTCGGACGTGGACTTCATCGACGGGCCGTACGACGTCCCGAACACGACGGCGA